GTATCACGATGCTTCGAGTACGAATGCGAATGTCGGCTCGCGTCTGGCCTTCCGCGGCAAACTCGTTCGGGCGGAAAGCGTGGAAGCGTATAAAGCGATTCGCGAAGTGTTGTAAGCGCAAAGCGCCAAAGCGTGGAGCGAAGCGACTAAAACGAAAGAACGGTGTTCGGATGGTTTCCGAACACCGTTCGTGTTATTATAAATACCGGCGTAAGCCGGTCGAAAATGTTTTAAGAAAATGA